TTGAATGACCGTCTAAAGTTGCTAACAAGTGATAACAAAGACTTTCAAGTAACCGCATCCTATCTGTTAGACTTGGCACAAAGGGCAGAAATGCTGTTTAAAGAGAGCGATGATGACCTACGACAGAAGTTATTGGAATATGTACTTTCAAACATTGAGTTAAAGGACAAAAAGTTGTCTTACATACTAAATGACCCCTTTAAGACTATCGTTGAGGCAAAGAAAAAGAGCCTTTCGGCTCATAATTCTAACATTTGGTGCGGGTAAGGAGACTCTAACTCCTGGCCTCTTCCATGGCAAGGAAGCGCTCTAACAACTGAGCTATACCCGCATGTGGTTCACGATTTATTGTAACAAAGCCGTGAATAAAATGCAATATTTGGTGGCTCCTCCCAGACTTGAACTGGGGACACAAGGCTCTTCAGGCCTCTGCTCTACCAACTGAGCTAAAGAGCCACAAACTTGCTATTTCATTGTACTAAAGTTGTCGCCATCTGGCAAGAGTGATATACTTTTAAGAGCGCGGGTGTCGTATAACGGCTATTATGTGACCTTCCCAAGGTTGAGACGGGAGTTCGACTCTCCCCATCCGCACCACAGTTCATCATCATGAGCTTCCCGGCGAGGCTCTTTTTATTTGTCCTGCAGACTAGCAGAGACTAAACGGTTACTTCGCTATATTCCGCGTAACCATACTCGTCCAAAACTTTCTGGCCAAATTTCCTAAGATCGTCAATTCGTGCCTGTTCTTTGTCAAAATTTTCCTGTGTATGAATAGCGTCATACACTGCCCCTATGTCATCATCTTCGGGGCTACTGGCAACTGCTCCTATAAGTTCTCGCTCCATTAGATCATTATTAGCACGTGGCATATTTCCATTCCTCCTCTTTTGGCTCCACATATGTCTAGCACTATCTATACCATATAGAGTTTATTTTTGCAATACTGTATTCCGCGCCGACATAACAAAAAGCCCTCGACGTACATCGGGACTAATGATCAAACTAAGCTGTTTCTCGTAGGAACTTGGTGAGGTGCGCCTCCCCATAACTACGATTGTCCACCACAACAATTCCGTTTTGATGGATTATCAGGTCTCTACCTTCTGATACTTGGTAGAGAGCTACAAAATTATTGGTGTAAAAATGCTTGGAAGGGCAATTGCCTTTCTCAACTGCCCTTAGTATAGCAAAGTCGGTTAAATATGTCAATAGCCTTGAGCGTTATTCCTGGCTTTATAGTACTGATTCTCTACTGCCTCATCTTTGAGTTGTAGGTAAATCATAGTGGTTGAGATGTCTGCATGACCGAGCAGTTTTTGGATTGAAGCTATATCACAGCCGTTGAGCAGTAGCCTTGCTGCAAAGCTGTGGCGTAGCTGATGTGGCGTGATATGGATGCCAGCGTGTTTCTTAAATGCTCGCTGAATCCACAGGCGTGCAGTCTTGGTATTAGCCCTGAATAGCGTGCCGCTCTGGCGGCCCCACTCGTCGACATAAGCATCGAGGCGTTGTCGTGCTTCTGGCGTGAGGTAAACAGTACGCTCCTTATTCCCCTTGCCTAGCACGTACACTCTGAGTTCATCGATGTCGGCATAGCTGATCTGACATGCTTCAGCAATGCGTAAGCCTGTTTCGTAAATGAAATCTATGAGCATTTTAGTGTGTGGGTCAGTGGTTCTCTGAATGACATAATCGATAGTGTCGTGGTTGATGTAGCGCGGTCGAGGCTTCATATTCTTGTGTGATTTGATGATGTCAGGATTAACACTAGTGATTTCGGCCCTATCTGTTATGTAACGGAAGAATGATTTTAAGATACGTTTAGTGGTATTTGTGGTTGACGGTGCGTGGGTTTTGGCAAATTCATAGAAATAAAAGTCAAGCCAATTGATCGTGAGATCTTCGGCGTATAGCTTATTATTGCTTCTACAGAATTCGATGAATTGTTTCAAATGTGTCCGCCTTGTCGATATGGTAGTTGGCGACATAGTGTCAACGTATGTACAGTGACGAATGTAGTTATCAGCTAGTCTCGCAATAGTGATACTTCTCGTACTGTCAATTGTTTTTGGTTTAGTAAAAAATAAAGCTGCCGCTTGGGTAGCCGTCATTGTTGCGTTCATAAACTCCAAACTCCAGTAGTGATCAATACTTTATTTTACCTACGTAGAAACTTGAGTACTCAAGCATTATTTTGTCATAACGCTTATTCTTATTCAAGCAAAAAGAGGGCAATATTCTAATTTATTTACCCTCTATTCTAACTACTGTTATTTGACTAGCTACTGCGCATATCGACATAGTGCTTTGACTTACATTTATGACAACCTCTGACGATGAAATACGGAGCAGCTGGACCATTATATTCACGCATTTGGTTCTTTAATACGGTAACTGAATAATCGATCTTGATAATCTGCTTATACGTTTTCCACTCGTGTTCACAGATGTTACCGTTATTCTTCTCGAACAATTTTTGCTGATCTCGTTCAGCTTTAGCTCGATTTATCCTATCCACAAGCTTGCCGCGTAGTGACTTGGTGTTGAGTGTTGTCATACTCCAGCCTTTTTGCAAAGGAATGAGAACAACCGTGCTGGTTGTTGACCACGTTGTGCCTCCTCCACCAATTGCCAAACCCTCTGTTCTGGTAGTTTAGCTGCTACCTTGTAGTAGAAGGAAAAATACTTGTGATTGTTGAACTTGTCTGCTAACTGATACGCAATCGATTCAGTGCGCTTTACCTTTTGCCACTTGTCCATGTTTGGTTACCCTCCATAACTAAACAATTGTTATTGATATTGGGATTGAGGATTTCTTTGTTGAAATCTATTGAGATTGGGATTGAGATTGACAATGATTAGTTTAGTGCCAAAATCGCTACCCCAGTAAAATCCCTAAATTTAAGCCCAAATCTAACTAGCACCATCACTAGATTAGGGTGTTGTGTTTATATGAGAAAATTCTGACAAGAACCGTAGTGCTTAGGGCTTGACAAGAATTTCCTATTTTTCGTGTTTTTGGACCAAAATAAAAGTGGCCCCGACCGAAACAAGGTTCGGTAGAGGCCAGCAATCTGAAATTGATACTACTATAATAGCGGATATAGTGCATTAAGTCAACTGTTCGGAAATCCCGAACAGTTCAGTCTGTAAACAATTCTTACTATCTCAACTATAAAGAATTACTTTATAGTTCAGCTTTTTGCTACTGGCGGTGTCTTGCCGCGTGGCTCAGTTAACAATTTGCCAGTTTTCGGATCGTGCCAGCGGCTCAAGCCTGGCACGCTGTGTGCATCCACTAAACACTGCAAGCAGTCATTGTATGTTGAACCTGCCGGCATATCTGGTGTGGCCTTGCCGATGTGCAGTGTCACGCAGCCGCAAGCCTTACACTCGCGAAAATACAGGCTTGATTTAGTTATGGTTATTTTCTGTGAATTCATACTCTTCTCCTTCTTCTACTAACCATCTAAGGGCTGTCCTGCCACATGTACGGCTGAAATGTTCGTCCTCTAGTGTTAGAATGCGTTCGTTTACTTCTGCCTGCTGCTGTAGAGCTAGCCGATATTTATCGACCAGCTCCTCGTCGCTCAGCAATGCTAAATCCTCCATGATTATTTATTCTTGCCGTTTTTGTAAATACCAAACATTGTCAGCAAGAATAGACCAGCTGTAGCTAGCGCACCACTGATTGCATTAGTTTTAACATATAGGTCGCCAGAGAGTACAGCAATTGCTACTTGTGGTGCGATTGCACTTGCGCCCAAGAGCAGGTCTCCAATGATGTAAACAATCAGTTTGGTTCGCTTACTAATACCTTTGATGATTTCCTGAGCTTCATCTGTCTCAGCCAATCCTTGTACTAGTTTAGCTTTTTCGGCAGTCACTTTTTCGATTGCCTCGATGTCTTCTTTGGTGAATACTGGTGTTGCCATTTTTTCCTCCTTTGGTTTATTATTTGGCACTTCCTGTGGTTTTTCTGATTCAGACGGCACTGTGTCCGTTTTATTGTTTTGTGGCGTTTCTTGTGGTTTCGGGAATACAACACCACCCATGCTCCGCAACTCGTCAATGGATTTATTAGCAACATTAGCGTCTAACTTCCCGTCATAGCCAGGAATAGTCAGCGTCTCTGAATATTGATGAATGAATGAGCCATGTGCATAGTTGCCCGGATTTCCGTAATTCGGATACCAATCCACCCGTGGCAATCCTAGTTTTTGAATAATAGCCTCACCTGCATACGTGAATACTTGTTTGCCAGTTTTCTGAAGCACTATATTGCTAAATACTGCGATTTGCTCGACAGTACCCTCAAAGTCTGGTTCAAGGTCAATAAATAGCAGCTCGCCGGCTTCGTTTCCTAAAGCCTCGATGCACTTCACAAAATACTCAGCGTTCTGTTCCGCCTCTTCTCTAGTTGAAAAGTACGGTAGCCAGTAAAGACCAAGCATCTTACCAGCCTCACGAGCTTTAGTAACAAACAGTTCTGCATCTGGGTCTAATTTGAACTCGTTACCGCCGTATTGCTGGCCGACCCAACCAGCCTTGACGATGACACCTGCTACTTTAGGAAATACGTTCACAACTTCAGCTGTCTGGTAGTTAGATACATCAATAATGGTATTGCTAAAGTCTTGCTCAGGTTCTGGTGTTGGTTGTGGCTCTGGTTGTGGTGTCAGGTCTGGCAGGTCATGTAATTCCTTGTCCTCAAACAGCTGGCGACTCATGTATTTGCCACTACGTGCTGTGACGTACCAAACAGTATCACCGGCAATTGACTCACCATTTGTCACGTATCCTTTCATAGCGATAACGTCACCTTGAGCCAGCTCTTGGAATACACCAGATTGAGTACTTGGCTCTTCGCGGGCGTAACCCTCCTCCTCCATCTTGCGGTCGGTTGGGCTGACCTCTTGTGGCGCGACATAGCCAATAATCTTTTCGGGGCGTGGGCGTAGCCAGCCAATGACTGGACCACCTGAGATAATCCATGGACGTCGAATAGTCCTTGCTGGTGTTTGTGCGAAGCCGTCTTGCTCAATAACATCCACGCCATTCAAATCAGCGCCCAATACCACAGCAATGTGACCATACGGGTTTCCGGCCATAGCACCCCAGATGATGATGTCGCCACGTTGTGGTAGCAGGTTTGGGTCTGACATGTTGTTGAGGATTTTTTCAAAGAAATCACCATTAGAGTTAGCAAAAGCTTCTTTAGCGTTGGCAGGACGGATGGTGTTCTGCCAGTCGTTAAACAGCCATAGACAGTAGTCATCGATAACATCCTTACATTGCAATCCGTATGCACCATCTACGTCAATTCGGCGTCCTGGTGCATTGTTGATCCATTGATTAATTCTATCCATATTCCCCCTTTACTCAACAGTTTTCTTTACTTCTTTGATAGTTTCGTGTACTTCTGGTCTATGTTGCTGCATTAGGTTTGCAAACTGCATTAAGATGACGACGCCAACTGTACCGATTAGCACTGCTATGCCTGTCCATTTGATTATTAACGCTACAAGTTTTCTTTCGCCCTCGATAATTGCTTTGATAAAAACATTACCGTCAAGCTTCCTGTTACGCTCATTGATACTTCCGATGGCAGTCTTAAGCTCTAAAATTTTACGGTCTACATACTCATTACGCTCATTGAACCTAGCTTCGCTGACTAGCCCTTCTAACTTATCCAATATCTGTATGAGCGATGGTTCAACGACTTTGTCATTGAATGTCTCGATGCGAGCTAGACGCTCGTTCTGCTCAATATCTGAAGTAGCCACTACGATTTCTCCCATGGCTGGTCTGTTAGCCAAGTTGCCGATCCATACCACTCTTGTCGTCCAGAGATGGCAGAATATCCAATCACAGAGCCGTCTTTAGCAAACTTGTAGGTAGCGTTACCTGCATATCGGCCTGAGTTGACACCAGTTATCATCAGGGCTGATTCTGCAGTAGGGCGATACTTCTTTGGTATTTTTTCTCCCGGTGAGAATGTTCCTCCTGGGATTTCTCCCAACTGAGTTATCCGTGCTGATACCATATTGCCAATTCGAGTAAGCTTCAGTATCATCCCCCAACCGATTTGCACGTCCTCCTCCTTGGCAGTCTTTACGTCAGGATAATCCTTAGCCTCTTTCATCCACTCACCATAAGTGACAGGGGCAGCTGTATCTCCACTTTTGATAATACGGGTATAGAAATTCCCTTCAATATCGGCATATTGCTGCTTGACGTAACCTTTCGCTTGCGAGCCTGGTATAACAGCAGGGTTTAGTGGTGTGGAAATGAGCCAACCTGGGTTATCTGATGGGCGATTAGCACAAGCTTTAATTACATCGTTTTCTCGAAATACCCATTTACCAAATTTGAACAAGCGAGCGTCATTGAAATCAATACTTGAGCCTTGTTCTACGAACTCAGTAGCAGAATTTAACGCCTCATACGATACTGATTCAGGTTTAAGTGTGCCATCTGAGTTGTGAAGATTTAGTAATGCTTGAGCTAAATAATCACTCCATAGCGTAGATGGACCTGGCTGGATGATATCACCAACCTTATTACCCTCATCATTACCACCTAGTAGCACTTTGAAGCCAACGATATTCCCTGTGCCCTTGTTAGCAACTCCTATACAGTCACGAACGCTCCCCTCGACAACCTTCTCCGCTGAGTCTAAGCGATATGATATAAAATGCATTGCAGTATCTTCACTCCATCCACTCAATCCATCGACTAGTAGCGTATCGGACCCTGGTGCTCGCGGGCTAACAACTCGTGCAACGTTCGGATAAGAAGAGCCGTCTGTTGTTCTAGTGATTTTATCTTTTATGCTTGCCATAATACCTCCTTTAACTTAAATCCTTCGTGCCAATATTGACGTACTCGAACACGACACGTGACATTGCATAACTCACTCCTGGATCAGATGAAGACCATCCGTACTGAATCCACTGAGCATCCTCATCTATCTCCAGCTCCACCTCCTCGCTTGCAGAGTTAAAGTTCTTTGGAACAGTCCTGATATAGCTCCATCCAGCTCTCGGGGTGCTCCAATGAACTCCTGGCTCACTCCAGCCAGTACGGCTTGATGTTGCACCAAAATACCTAGTTTCAGAAAAGGTTTGCAGACCATCCTCTGTTTTTGCAGTAGCAGTGACCGTAATTCTCCCTTGTGGACGCAAGATAATAAAGATTGCTCGTAAAACACGTGCCCAATCTCGACCCGTCTCTTCAAACCGTAATTGACCACTCAAAGCACTCGTACTAAAAGGCTTGCCATCGTCAACCGTTTTAGCTCCTTTTGATAATTCAACAATCTTATCTCCCTGGACTATTAGCAGGTGAGTAACACCAGAATTATCGTTATATAGTGTCATCCAATCACAGCGTATGTTCCAAGGCTTCATCCATGCACCTTTACGATCGGTGTCATAAACCCATATCTGGTTATTGTAATCAGCAGCTACTGGCAGTGCCCAATAAACACGCCCTTCAAACGCAACACCTACGGCTTTGTCCATAGTCTTGTTGTTAAGGTTGGTGATAGCATCTTGGATAGTATTTGTAATACGACGTGTAGACAGGACGTTTTGCAGCTGCGGAAGAGTTCCTGTCGTATTGAACCCACCACGACTTGGATATAGCAGGTCATTATTGTAGATAACTAGAGCGTCAGGGCTGTCAGTTCCGTCGTTACCAGTGTCCTCTTGAACCTGCCAAACGGTAATAGTCTCCTCACCGTATGTAATATTTGTTGGGGTGATGTAAAAACGTTTTCCAGTACCGTTTGTACCTTGACTGAGCACGGTGGCTTTAGGATCACCTTTACCATCTCGATACGGTGCCACAGCATATGGTATTTCCTTTGTGCCGTTGCCAACTGGTGTGTACCCTCCACCGTAACCAGGTGAAAAATCAAGCTCATGACCATAATCACCACCACGCCATACATAAAAAGGATTCTTCTTATCACCAGTTAGCCAAACGCGACCGTTGATGACCTCTGCTCGTGTTGCTGTTGGACCTGCAGTATTATTATCTTTAGGAAGCGGGACCGATACGTCTAGGCTACGCGAGCCGTTATCGACAAATGTTGTTTGATCCATTGGCAATGCAGTAGCGAGACGATAAAGAGTTGGGTCACCGCCGCCATCAACACCAACACCGCAATAAATATTCCATGATTTAGCCTCTGTACTATCAGGCCGTTTGATAGCCAGGCTATGTTTTTCGCTATTCCACATATCACGGTCGGTAGAGATTGATTGTTGCAAAATCGGTGAGCCTGCAGTCTCTCCTACGGTAGAGTTAAATGTAACTGCGTAAAAGGCCTTAAAGCCAGTGCCATCAAGGCCAGTGTTTTTATCCAGGGTGGGCTTTGTTGGGTTGGCGATTTCTCTAAATGCTACAATCTTTGAATTAGCGATATCTAGATAACTTAGCGTATCTTCGCCGTTCATAATGAGCAGATTATTTCGTATTTGTTTAAAATGTCCGCGGGCGGTGCTGTGGTAGTCTTTACCTTCTACCACTTTCCAGGTTTCATCTTCACCACGCGCAATGCAAAGCCTTGTCTTGCCGTTAATTCGCTGAAGACACGCTAGCCAGTTGACCGTACCTTCCCTCGTCGTACTACGGAATTCGGCTAGCTCTCCCAATACCATACCTTTTGGTTGTGGGCCATATTTAGCTGTACCTGGTCGATTTGTTATAACAGAGTCTTGATCTAGGATGAGGTTTTCAGATGATCGTAGACCCCTCAGTGGTGTACGTCCATCATCAAACGCCGTCACCACACCGTTTTGCCAGTCTTGAACTGCCAAACGCTGTATCTTTGGTGCCTTCATGTTGTTAGCAGGCTTTAACATATATCGGACACCCCTGGGACCATGTGTAGTGGTCGATAGCTCGCCTGGGCAGCGTTATTTTCAATCATCTTTTGCATCAACTGGTTTGCTTCAGCGATGAGATTGCTATATTGGTTTTGCAGGAGAATATCGTTACGAGCATATTCAGCTGCACATATTGTTACTAACCACATTGGATTATCTACAGGTACAATACTATCCGCTTTAGTAAGCAATGGAGCACGCAGGTAAACAGGGACATTAATAATCCCGGCAAGCATCGGATCATCCTCTCTAATCATGTCGACAAACACCAGTTTATTGCTAGCAATAGTGCAGCAATTTTGTCCCTTGTACATTCCTATCTGCTCTGGAGGCACTGTAGTGTACTCTCGTATCTGTCCGCTTTTTACAACTTTGACAGCATCTCCTAGAGTATCGCTAACCTTGAAAACCTTAGTCGCATCGATCTCATATGCTTGCTCTAGCGATAAAATACCAACGGTATATGACGGATCATAAAGGGATCGCCAATCAACATTTGGCTCACTTTGCCATACAGGAATATACATATTAGCAATACCTAATATTTTCTGGTACTTCTTGTCGGTTTCTGGTAGGTTTCGTACTTTACCAGTAGCTTTTAGCATGACTGCTGATACAAGCTGTGTAGTATTCATAGCGTTTTCCTAAATTAAAAACACGGAGCCGGCTTATTATTGCCAGACGCTCCGTGTTTTTTAGGTCACGCTGTTTTCTCGCTTACTATTATAACACATTTATGCTTTTTTAGTGCGTATTCGTGTATTTTTTCCACTAGTTTTGGCGTTCCACTTTTTGATGGCTGCATTCACCTGCTTTTGAGTATTCATTTTACTAATCAGGCTTTGTCCTATCTGATTGATACTCATACCCCCAACTGACGTTTGACTGGCCTTTGGTGCTGCTGATGAGATGTTTGCTGCGGATTTTATTCCTATAGAAGCAACGCCAGAGTTAGCGGACCGGCCACCACGGCCACCACGGCTACGACCTGAGCCGCCCCGGTTACTGCCACCAGATCCTCCCTCTTTAGTTATTCTATTGCCATCAACATCAAACTGAGCAGTGTTGAGGGCTTTTGCTTCCCATTTAGTAATATACCCCTCGGCACGCAACTTATTGATGACGCCGTTCTTAGCAAACATCTGCCCAGTGATACTTTTACGTCGCCCATTAGTTAGCGCTTGCATTAATTCTTCATGAGACGATTCTTGCGCCTTCTGTCGCCAGTAATTGTCCATCAGGCTCACTTCCTTATGAGTGGTCATTGCCCCGTACTCGATTTGCTCCTTGGTATAACCAGACTCTTGATAGTAACGTTCCCGTACCCAATCTGGCAAGTCCTTATGCTTGCCCATAAGGATGTCTACGGCACTCTTTGCTTTATTGACCTTCTTCTCACCATTTTCCAGCTTATTAAGGATATCATTAGATGAGTTGAACTCTTTTTTGGTAGTTGAAGCATTATCAATGTTATACGCCTTCATCCAGTTATGATAGGCCTCATCACTGACACCTTGACCTTCTGCTAGAGACTTGTAGTAGTTTCTTTGTACATTACCGCTCTTATTAACCAATAAACCATCTTGGATCTTGTATGTACCTTTTTTAAGCCCACGCTCAAAGTCCTTAATAGTTTTTCCTGAATCATCCCCAGTAGTTGACGCAGAGGTTGATTTTTCATCTGGGCGCAATGCATTCTTGCCAAATAGTAGAGCCTTAGCTTGATTCCATGCATTTCCAGAGTCTACTTCAAAGTTTGTATGCTCCTTACCATTCTTGTCAGTATAGACATCTCCACCGTCCTGTAGGACCTTTATGCCACTCGTGGTTTTCTTTATTTGATTGCCTACGGGGATGAGCCCCTGCAAGTTTTTTTGTGCCTTCTCATTGTCGCCCTGGGTTGAGTAGTATCCAGCACCTATAAGGTTAGCTACTGTCTGCGCTACTCCGGTAGCACCATCAAATCGCCCTAGATCACTTGTCTTACCAAATATCTTTTCACGTTCAGATTTAGGTACCATATTAAGCGATGCGGACGCAATCGGATTTAATTTTGCAAGTTCTGAGCCAACTCGAGCCATTTTTTGTCCTAGTTTGTCATCTTCACCATCATCATCCGCATCATTGCTCAGCACGTCCTTAATAGCATCATACATATTAGCCAATGGTTCACTACCGGTTACTAGCTTCATCAACATATTCATCCCGTAGGCAACTGCAAACGCTTCTGCGGCCCGTGTTGCCGTGCCGCCCGCGTCCTTGAACTGTAAGCCTCGTATCTCAGAGCCAAATCTCTTTACGTTTGCAACATTATTTTTCCAGCTCTCATTAGTTTCATAGGTGAATTGCAAGAACATTTTGCCCAAAGTTGATTTATATACTTGCGGCATAGCACCAACACCACGTCCACCAACAGTACGTTCGGTCGCCTGATCGGCTGCTTTTATCAGCTGGTATCCTGTTAGCCCCTTTCTCTGAGCACTGTAGTAGTTAGCAGCCCAGTTTAGTTGTATGAATTTCTTCTCTACTAGATTCATACCAGAGACAACACTAATACCATTGGTAAACTTCTGATATTGAGATTTAGTAAATTTACCGTCGGTATCTGTGTAGCGTTCGCGTAAGAATGGGGACTTACGCATTGCCTCTTTAGTGCTTTTATCAAATGCTGTCAAAAAAGCATGACCCGTGCTACGCAATCCATTATCTCGGACCGTTTCTGGTAGGTTTAATGTTTGTGCTAGGGTTGATGATAAATTACCTAAAATCTTATTAGCACCATTGATACTCTCTAAGCGTTGAATGAACTGAACGCCTTTATTGGTCTGGTCAATAAATGGCCTATCTAGAGAACTACTCTTGCCGGCCATTTCATTGACAAAGTTTTGTACGGCAATAGTAGCTTTGCTGGATATTTTGTCACCTTTAGCGAGGTTACTATCTGGATCAATGTTAGTACCGCTCTTTTTAGCCATGTCGATTGCACGCATAGATGACTCTATTTGCCTACCGCGAGCAATGACCGGTTCCATATGAGTGTTATAGAGCATAACATCTGCGTAATATTCAAAAGCCTTGCGCGGATCTTTCTCATAGCTCATCATGCCACCAAATCGACGCTTTTCATTAGCATTGAATTTATGGGTTGGCTTAAAGTCGGCAGATAAACCAGCAATTGATGCTGGTATTTCGCCACGAGCTTGCCCTTCTATATCACCTCTCACACCCGTCGGCACGGCGGCTAATAGCTTATCTACTGCTCTGCCTAAGATATTACTCCGCTTTTGGATGTGTGGCATGTAGTTCTTGAGGTATGGGATTTCTTCCTTGCCATACATACGCCTAATCGAGTTGAGGTTTGAAATTAAGGCGTCATAATTATTACGCATGAATGTGTTATACTCTTTGACGCGCTCAGCTGCTCGGCTACCATACTTCTTTGCAAATGCAGCGTTCATATTTTCATCAGCACTACCTACAGGGAACTTACCCTCAGTATACAAACCAACATCTTCCCAGAACTTTTTGCTCTTCGCAAAGCGCGGACGTGCTTTATCGATATGCTTAGCTAGTGCAGCATGTTTACCTAGCAGGTTCTCGATTTCATCAGCATAGTTAGCGTATGCTTCAGTTTTTTGGTAGTAAAGGTCTTTAAGCAGTTTTTGGCCCACCTTATCCTGAATATTTTTTTCAACAAGACGATTAAAGGTGTCTGTGATGCCACCCTTGCTTTTATCTAAACTGTTTGTCAGGTGATCAGCTTCTATTACGTCGAACTTGCCATTAACTTGATGAACCACTCCAAACGGTGTTACCTGGATGTAGTTACCTTCAATTTCACCAGTCCTTGGGTTACGCACAAAACCACCATCGATTGAATGCTCACCTACTAAAGGCACGACAGCGACCCCACCAGCACTATCGGGGTTTTTGTAAGCCATGAATTCCTGGACCTCGCCATCCTGTTTAGCTGCTTCTAGGGCTTTCAGGATTGCCTCGTTTCTGCCTACCTTATTAATACTGTTTGTCTGACTCTTCCATATATAAGCTGCGCGCGAGGTTGGTACCCAGTCGCCAGGTTTTCCATCTTCGTAGATATAGCGTCGTTCAAAGTTAGTAAAGCTCTTTTTACCATCTCGGCTACGTTTTGTATGGACACGATATTCATAGTCTCCATCCCTGAATGGCTTCGTCCAATTGTCCAGTATTCCAGGTTTTGTTTGTTCATACAGATTACCTTTTGTTAATAAATGCCCATCTTCCATTGGTACATTAGTGAATGTACTAGACTCTGCTGATTGAGGCGCGGTATTCGTATTAGGTATCACATTAGCGCTGTGCTTTCTAATAAATTGCTGTAGCTCTTGCCGCTTAAGTCCTGCCTGGCGGGCAATCCTAGTGATTTCCCGATTTGCGTCTGCTACATCTTGATTGTTGCCATCCATCATAGCCGCTTTGCGATATTCTATGATATCCTTGAGCTCATTCCATGCATTTTCTTTTGTCTCTTTGGCGGTACGTGCACGCTCTTGTGCCGCCTGTTCAACATCCTGCTGGGCTAAAGCAATAGTTTCTGGATCTTTTCGTAATTCGGCAAGCATTTGCTTATTTTCACGCACTCGACGGCGTGATTCGGCAGCACGCTGTAGCTCTTGAACAAAATCATCGATCTCGTCATAGCCCATTTCCTGAGCAATAGTGTCAATATCACGCTTGCCTGTACGACGCCTGTAGGCAACTGGTATGTCTTCTATTAGGTTTCCTAGGTAGTGTTTTAGATCATCAACATGGATGCGTGGTATATTCCAATTTGTGTCACCACCCATGATATTAGTTTCTTGATCCGCAAACAACTCTGGGTTGGTCTCTGCTATTCGTGCATCAATAGCTTGACGCAGCTCTTTGGTCATCTTTGGTTTTTGATTATCTTGGATGTCATTAATAGTTTCTTGAAGAGGGTGCTGGTAACGATTATTTGTATTGACATTTTGGGTGTTGTTTGCTACACTGTCGTTAAGATTCGTGGACTGTAATTGCCCCGTTTCGGACGTATCATCAAGCCTCGACATATTATATGCAGGATTGGTGCGGCCAGATGACGAATCATTAAAGTAGGTGACGACTCGTAGTTCGTTGCCTTTTTTAATTACTTCGACAATAGCAATTTTATTGCCTTCAAGATTACGCTCCATGCGAATTCGCTCTGTGTTTCGTACTGGTTTACCCTTGATAATTACATCTGGATCTTCCAAAACGTATGGCAACCTGCCCAGATCAGCATCGGTCAACGGATTGGCTGGCTTTTTACCACCCTGCCCATGAGTAGACAGCATATGAACGGCACCACTTCTGTCCATAACGATACGTGCGTCCTTACTTATTGATATGCCAGTCTCTGTTTTTATCCTGTTTGCTAAGTCGTCAGATACACGTGCTAGTGTGAATAACGCACGGCGACTATTTGCTAAGTCGTCAATACCTTTAATTGCGTGAAGCGCTCTTTCAGGATCGATGCTCATCGTCCTCACTCGTCCATCGCCGCCAGGTACTTGCTGTTTGGCGTTTCTGAACTTACCTGTTTCCATTTGGGCGTAAAACTGCTTGATGATATCCTGCTTACCGATAAGTCCTCTTATGGCTTCGGTAATACGGTCATACACTGCCAGGACCTTCTGAGGAATACCTAATCTAGCACCTAGACGTACTTTATCTTCACCGTTCAGTATTCCGTTATAGTAATCACTGAATCCGTCAGCTAGTTGCTCTTCGGCTAGCAGGTTAATGTCACCATCCCCATATTCTTTGCCGTACTTGCTAATGAGATAGTCGTCACCGTAAGATTCACGGATAGTGTCTAGAAGCTCCTGTTTATTGTCTGCACGTTCCAAGAGCTTGTGTCCTAGTTCATGGTTTAGAGTGTCCTCAGACAGCTTGTTCAGATTTATTTTGTCGGTATTTGGATCGTAATAGCCGAGAGCTTTTCTTTGCATTTCATTTTGCCATTCATCAAATACAAGGCGCTCATCGCCTGTAAGATCAAGGTGACGAACTATTAGGTCGCTTTCTTTCTGTACACTACTCACCAGCTCTTGAATATGTGTTTCTTGCTTCTTGAATTTCACATAATCTCGTACTTTTACGTTATTTTCATCGAACACTACATAATTAGCACTCCCTGACTTGCTAAGGTCTCGATTGTCGGCATTAAATAGTGAATCTGCAGGGTAAACGATTCCGTCAATGCCAGCACGATTTAGGAATAGAGAGGCTTCCTTTGGTGTCATATTCCACTCGCTTTGCAATTTGTGATATATGGACGCACCAGACTCATCAGTGTCGAATGGGATTGAATTGGGGTAGCTCTCGGTATCTCTTACGCTAGTTCCCCATTTGTCAGTTAAATTCTCAACAAGAGCTTGTTGTTTTATCTTATGTTTTTGCTCAGGATCAACAGCGTCATACCAACTTAAGAAATCAAAGTCACGACCATCACTACTAGCAAGATCTACGTTATACAAGTTCCTACTATGACCGACATCATTGACTCTTTGATTGATCTCTTCCTCGGCAAGACGTCTCTTTTCTGAGCTATTGCGCACAATCTGTTCTAGCTCGCTAGCAAGATTGTTGTACTTTTCGGATGCTGCTATAAAATCACTATCAAAACCAGTTCCAGCCATCTCGTCTGCTTTTTTGCCATAATACTGACTCTGCTGTCGCAATGAATCAACCTGTCGGGCTAATTCATCTGGGTTCATATCCGCTGTAATATTGTACCCGTTTTTAGATAAGAAATACTGAAGCTCATCGGACATAGTGTCTTTATTTACATACAGACTATCCCTGAATTCCCCAGAGATTAAGTCATTTTTTATACGCGCACGATTATTGTTGTTGCCAATATCTGCATAGTGTTCGCCAATACCTTTATTATCAGTAAAATATAGACCCCACCCAAAGGACTGATTGCCCTCACCGGAGCCAATATTACTGGTAGAGAATTTATTAAATTTATGCGGTGAGCCGTGATATAGATTTGTTCCATTGTGTATCATCTTATACTTCACATCCTGTGCAACTCGGTTTTGCACACCCTGAGTCGCCTGCTCAACAAGATAGCTTTCTAGTTTGCCGGTAGTCTGCTGACGGGATGCTACGGCTTTGACATCACCACGTTGAATGTCTGACATGTTCTGACTAACAGCCTGCTTGAGAGCAGGACTGGCGTTCGGCATGGCGGTCTCTACTGTCTGATTAACGTTGATTGACTGAATCGGATGAGTTCGATTGGCTCGTGTATTGACTGTGTTGACCTCTGCTGCTTGGCGTAACGATGCCGTGTTTACTGGTCGACGGTAGAAGGTTGAGAAACCAGCATTCTGTGTGGTGCTGGTTACTGCTGGCTGGACCTGCTCTACTGCTTGTACTTTACTTGTAGTAGTACTTGGTACTTCTAAAGGTTGATTGGGTTGGGCGCTTGCTGCTCGATTTCGTAATGTACTAATTGCCTTACCGCCAGCGCCCATCATAACACCGCCTAATGCCCCTAAAGCACCAGCCTGTGCGTGCTGCTTCCAGTCAGTATTAATTTTGCCGTCATCTGCTAGGTCGCCGGCAAGAGATTGAACTGTTTCTTCAGCACCCTCTTTAACTGCACCACTAGTAATGTTCTTTACTGCACCCAATACCCTCTTGCGTACAGCTTGATCTACTGCCTCTTTGGCGACTTCTTTACTGCCTTGCTTCAATGCGGATTTGACTAGCTGGCCTGATGCACCGAATGGTACACCAAATAGGTCAATGGCACCATCAGCAGCACTACCAAGCCGCTGCATGCCATTGAGGTTCTCTACTCTACCATCCTCCGTCATACGCTTGCCGACGACAGCAGACGCAAGTTTTTCCGGCCCTTCTGCCGCTCCCTGAATCATTCCAGGTACTAATTTACCTGCAAACCTTACATAATCACCTGGGCTATCGACTTGAAATCCTGCCTTATCATCATATGAATCAATCCATTTATTGACGTTATCCATTCCTTTAACTACAGCACGCCTTGCGCTATCGATCGGCTGAGCTATTGCAGCTACAGGCTTTAGCATATTTGCCATGTTTTGTGACTGGCGAGCTTCATTTGCAGCAACATGCGCCTCATTCTCTAAACGAATACGCTCTTGACGTTTATTAAGGATTTCAGGCTCAGAAACACCGCGGGCACGCAATTTATTATCAATGGCGTCATTACGAGTCGCTTGCTCTGTCTTATATTGAGCAATATTCTTATTTACTGCGTCTAAAGCACGGGCTATACTATCCCCTTGAGAGTTAAGCACTGAACTACGATATGGACTGGCTACTGTTGTCTGCAGTTCAGGCTTTGGTTGTTGTATTTGAGGCTGTACTGGTTGCGGCTTCGGTTGTTGAATAGGCTGAGGCTGTTGCTGGATTGGCTGCTTGACTGCGTTCTGTATCTGAATCTGCTGGTTTTGTTTATTAACCCAGTCTTGTTGACCTTCTGGGGTAAGCATTTTAGGAGCGTCATTTGTTGTAACTTGCGGCTTCGGTTGGTTATTTTGATTTAATTGTTGATTTGCCTGGTTGGCTTGCTCGAGGGGATTAAAATTGACTTTTGGTTGAGATTGGTTTAATCCACTATTTTGGTTACCCCATGGTACGTTTGGTCGTACTTGCAGTGTCGACTGTCCATTTAATTGAGGCTGCTGGATCTGCTGAGGCTGCGGTTGCCGTACTGGCTGCGATTGAGCCTGTTGCTCTTTGCGCCGTTTTTCCTCATCATTAACCCAACCTTTTCCTCCAAAAAAGTTACCTAATCTCTGAAAAAAGTCCATATCCTAATCCCCTCCTTGGTATTTACAGGTATTGGTTTTGACGTTTACGCTCTTCCTCTTGATTGAGGCGGGTGTTGTAGATGCTCAGTGTTGGATCACTTCCAGGGTTAGCTGGATCAGATACCCCAACCGAGGTATCTCCCGACACCTTGTAACTGTCCAAGTCTTTAGCTTTGTACTCCACCTTGTTACCACTGTAGGTAGACTGCTGACGGCCTAAGTTATCAATTTCACCTGATAGAGCATTTGCACGGCCAAGGTCTGCACGTGCTGCGTTGGCACCGTTTGCACCCTGTGCGGCCGCCTTCTGGCTCTTCATCTGAGCCAATTGCGTCAAGAGGTTTTGTCGAGTAGTCTGAGAAGATTGACGAGCTGCATTATCCTCATTTGCCTTCCAGTCGTTTAGTTTTTTATCCTCGTCTGCGTAGTCGTTCTTAAACTGACCCCATGTGGTGTCAATTTGCCTCTGGTTTTGCGCATAGGTCTGGCCTGCACCTGCACGTTGCTGGCTAGCTTGGTTCTGGACCGCACGTCCTGCTAATTGCATGTCTGATCCAACTGCACCCATACTACCGAGCGAGCGCAATAAGCCGCGCAATCCAACAGAGGATCGGTCATTGATGTTATTAATGTTAGTACGGCGTTGCTGCTGGTTCTGGCGAGTCTGATCATTGAACTGACCCTCTGCACGGTTCCAAGAACTGCGCAACTCATTTTTCTTGGTGTTGTACTGGTTGTTGATATTACCCAAACGTACGCCTAGCTGAGTGTCTATACGACCTAGACCATGCTCTAACTGACCAATACCTTGATCATATTCTGCTAACTGAGCAGCGCTGGCACGGTTACCGCCGCCCCAGCCTCCGCCTCCTCCACCGCCGTAGTAGCCGAGGTTGAGGTTTTGATTGCCGGTATTGCCTTGCCTCTGACCGTCTCGCCAACTTGCATACGAGTTCTGCCACCATGGATTTACTGAGCGATTAACAGATGAAGCACTATATCCATTAGAGTTCTGCTCCCTTGTTTGCATCCCAAATAATCCATGTCGCTCACCAGTTAGGAAGTTACCGTTAATCCGTCCGTCGTCACCGACCACATTCAAAAGTGCCTGAGCTTCGGCACGTTTAGTGGCTGACGGGTGATTGTTAGCGTGGTATTGAAGATATTGACGGTATGACGCATTATTTTGCATACAAAAAATCTCCTTTCGTGAGATAAGGAGATTTGGGGTTTGTGCTATATACTAATTACGGCATACAAAAATGTTGGACTGCCACTTCACTAATTCCGTCATGCCCACCGACGCCAATACCAATCTTCGTATAGTTCGGATCTTGCATGGCTTTACGGTGAGGTTCTGATTTCATCCAACCCCTAAAGGCACCGCGACTACTCATATGTTCACCCGAAACCCAGTTTTCGCTAACAGTACGACAATCAGCCCGATGCATCAGATTAGCCATTTCTGATGAATACCAGTTGTTCGTGCCTGGTATATTGTGCTGACGATATCCTTTTGCAACCATATCGTCAGCCTTGAGTTGTGCACTCCTCCGAACGTTCTCGTCCATGGATAGCGGTGCTACACCTAAACGTTGACGCTCCTGATTTACTAGTTCCAGTATCTCTTGAGGATCGGCAGGACCGTTATCATACTTATCGAACGCCGGCCTATACGGTTCTGCTTGCGCCTGAGCCGCCTTGGCAGTCGTCTGATCGTTGAGACGAGTCTTTAGCCACATTGCACCACCAACGCCTGCTACAAGCGCTAAAACGATGGTAACGACTATAGCTTTTTTCATGCTTTCACACTAGCATGATAGGGGTGAGTTGTCAATATAGCGCTCTATATAGCATCATCACCGTAATCACAACAACTATAAGGTAGGTTATCAACATAGCTCGCGTACCTTCAAATCTATTCAGGACAATCTTCAGATATCCCCTATCCACCACTTCGCAACCTTCTGGTAGTATTTTTCGCTGTTTTAATTCCAACACCAGTGCCTCTGGATTTCTTGGAAATAGAAAATACACCCAAATAGCTATTCCATAAACTACGGGGAATATTATTCCGAGGAGCGAGATATCGTCAGTTTGCGGATATTTCGTAAGAAAGAAATGCAACATTGCTGGTATTGTTAGTAAAATAAACGCTCGCCTTACCAAGTGATACCATACTACCCCAAGAACATATCTGCGAACACTATAGTCTTCGCACCCCACGATAGTCGTTGCTAATACCTTGAGTAAATCATTGATTAAAAACATAGCATAGACTACTGTAATCAGCGTAACGATACTAAACACTACCATATTACTACTCATACAGCCACTCGCCTACACCCCCATGATGCGAGCAAGCTCCTCTTCCAGTGGCGTGTGACCGCCAACCATCACGACAGATCGCTCCGACCCTATGGGTTGCTTGTTGCTGAACCGGCTGCGGTGCTGGTTTTGGCGTACGGACGATAACGTGGTTTACAGGTTGAGCTATAACCTCCACTTTATCTTCATACCCTGGTTTGCTTGGTTTGCAGATTTTCTTGCTACCAACGACACCTTGCTGTTTGACTGCTTCAGTGTAGCCGTATTGACCTGTGTCGCCTTCATACTGTGTTTCAAACGGTATTTCTTCCGTTCTACAGTCTGAATAGGTTACAGGTTGGACTACTGGTGCCGGTGCTGCATGCTGTTGCTGACCGTTACCCATTGCTCCAGCGATGCCAGCCAACGCGGCAACACCAACAGCGGCGCCGATGACGCCTTTGACGACTTGTGGTTTTGTTCCCATCTTAGTAAGACTCCCTATTTATTACTAAAGTACCTTTAGCATACACCACAAACCCCAAATCTCCAAATTGTGAAACTACTATTAAATTGGATAAGAGTTCTCGTCTGTTGTCTGGTCACTCAGGGGGCCTAATCCTTCGCTCCGTACTGACTTGGGCGGTTTCGCATTTCTTTAGCGATCACCTCAGATTACTGCTTATACAACGCTGCGACGCACGCTTCCATCTGTTTGGATCACAACGCGCTCTCGTCTCTTTAGAGTCACACTTCGTGCTTAATTGTAAGGCTATTATAGCATAAGCTCATCAAAAAAACCATTTCGTGGATGTGCACGAAATGGTTCTCACCATCATGTATTTTTCTACTTATACCCCATCCGCCGTGAATACTCATCTATTTCATTGGTTATTTTTTCGGCAGTGTCCACATCTTCGGCATTATGGGCTCGGATTAGCCTACGACGTAATTCAGTGAGGTGTTTATCTTTTACTTGGCGTAATATCTTGTTGAA